TTGCTACCACCAGTTGGCTGCAGATCATTGGCCGAGACTTCCATTGGACCGTCTTTACCCTTCAGAAGGACACGGCCACTAGGTAAAATCTGATCGATGACTTGTTTACGTCCATTGAGCATGTCCGCGCTTCCTTTCCTCCGTAAATAATTCCGCTCATCATTGTCCAACGGGTCACCAATCGCGGAAGGGTCAGTATCATATTTCTTCTGCTTTGCAGCAATCGACCTTTCCATCTCTTCATCGCGCTCAAAAGCTTCCGGCACGCAGTTCGGAACGGTCTTGCCGTCCTTCTCCTTAGTGCCAATGGCCTTGTAGCCCTTCCAGCAGGCCTGCTCAAGGCTCTCTTTCTTACTGGTCGACTGACCTGGAGTGACTTCTTTGTTTTGCTGAGTCAGAGTTGGAGTGCCGATGTCACGCGTATGGCTGAGCTCTTCATTCTCGGAATGCTCATTCTCCTTATCGTCTGTATTATGCTTAGTATCCTTCTTGGCACCGATGAACTTCTCAGCCGCTTGCTTGGCCTTCGTAAAAGCCATTGGCGCATTGGTCGGAGTATGATAGATCTCGTTACCTCTGTTTCCACCTTTAGAAATATATGACACGATAAGCTCTCCGCCAATTGACTTAAGCGTAAACTTTGAACCGTCGGTCATGACTGCTTCTTGAGCGCCAGTATCTTCATCCGTGGTGGTCCATTTGAGAACACCTTCACTCAGTGCGTATCTAATCGATTCTGTTAGAGTCATATTTCTATTATTTATTCTCTTGCTTATACAAGATAAAAGTGCGGTAAATATTTGATCTCTTGAAAGACCGTGTCGCCGTTCATGTTACGAAAGACTTTGAATGCATCCTGTGGTTGCTGTGAAATTGCATCTAGGCCGGATTGAATATGCGAACGCTTAGTAAGCTCGTCTTTCTGATTATGCCTATCAATATAAAGGACATACTTGCCTTTAACTCGTTTGTGCTCATCATGGGCCCATCCTTCTTTTATATTTAGAGGATTTGCCACCCAAGCTTTAATCTTGGTTTCTTCCATAATCGGCTCAACGTCTTTGAGCCAATGCTTCTTATTATCTTCCGTGACCAAAAAGTTTGGACCACGCTTGACGATTTGAACAACTTCTCCGCCTTTAAGACGAACCACGTCACCAACATTAAACACCTCACCACGGACATAAGCCTCACGGATCGGCGATAGTGGGCTCAACTGAATATGCTCTCGAAAGTTGGCCATCTCATTCAAATCCATTCTTTTGCGAAGGAGATTAAAGAGATCAAGGCCTTTATCATACGACTTAGGCAAACCTTGGCTGAATTCCTTGAAGTTGCCATCGCGTACGGCCTGACGCATCTTGGAGGCGGACATGCCCTCAACATCATCCGCATCTGGATCACGATCTCCGGCCGAGACTACCTCAATGCCATTTGGAAACTCATAGAATCCACCATTGTTCAACTTGGTGCCTTCGTATTTCTGAAGAAGCTTGGAGAACTCCGCGACTCGATCCTGACCGACAACAAGGACAAAGCGAGTGAATCCATCCTCGTATGCCTTTGTGGCAATGTCTAAAATGGTTTTGATCGAATCGTCATTGATAATATTCCGTGCATGCTTGGGAAACAAAGTCCGCATGAGCTTCACCTTCTCGGTGTACTCCAGTGGGTTCTTCTTGGAATCGACAGAATGAGAGGCATAGATTCGATAGACGCCACCTGCGGCTTCAGAAGATACGGCATTCAGCAGCTTCTCGTGACCTATCGTAGGAGGATTGAAACGGCCAAAAGTGACCGTGATCTGCTTGGTAATGGCTTCCAGGAACTGACGAAATGATTTGATATCAGACATGGAATTACTTATCAAGGTTAAGGTATGGCCGTGACTCGCGACGCAAGGCACGCTCAACGGTCCTATGGGAATTAGCTTTGCGGTATGGAAGGCCGGCCTCACGAAGGGGACGATGCCGCTTATAGGTCTGCCGATTGATCAGACCGCCATCATTCACGTCATCTGCCGTATAGTCTACGGGCAATGCATCATTGAAGTCTACGGACTTGCAAGATTCTTCGATCTCAGGTTCATAGATGACATCCCATTGATCGTGTGTATCGTCAATCAGAGACATGTGTGTCTCGATGGCCAGATTCTTTAGCTCTCGAAGTTGACTGATCGATGGCTTCCAGGAAAATACGATCTCACGACCTAGAGCAATAATTCGAACCCATCCCATTCGTGCCAGTTCCGCACTATTATCATCTAGCCCTTGAGCATTCGAATCATACTTATTTCCTAGGATCTCAGCAGCCGCAGGTTCATGATCTTGAACCGCAATGAATCGATTGGCCGGAGTCATGAAGAACTTACGTTCGTGAAAACCTTGCTTGAACGGATTATCCGCGCCGGCCGGAATGACACGATATGACTGCCGAATTGGCAATTTATCGACGTCGATATGTGATAATGGTCTTTTCGTATTTCCCATAATAATAACCATATTTATACGAAAATCTTCTTAAGGCATGATTATTAACGGTCTTTTTCGAATCCTTTGATGATGTCCGGACTGAAGTTAGCTCGGCTAAACTCTTGTCTATCCACCAATTTGACCGTATTACCACCCATCGGATCACCGACGACGTAACCTTCGTGCGAAGTCTTTTGATATCCGGACTTCGTTTTTAGAAATGTGTTTACATCACCAATCGCACTAAGCTGCGTAATCAATAGCTTTTTGATCTTCACTAATACATTCTGAAGAGTGAAAACCAATATCATGTTATTGACATTTTCCTTTGAGAAAAACTCCATGCGAGCTTGCTTGCGCGCATCTACGGTTTGTTTTCCTTTTTCGGTCTTCTTTTCGGCAGCTTCTTTATCAAATCGATCTTTCATCCAATTCATCAGACCCGCAACATGCTTGGATGGATCGCCAATATCCTGTCCTGCTCGAACTTTGGAATTGGCATATGTTTCAATATCTCGCGCCAGATCTGGATTCACTTCTAAAGCTTTAAGCGTCATTGGCGATATTTTCTTAAGAATCGATGCGGCATCTTTCAATAGAATATCAATCTCGCGAGTCGAGATTGAAGAGCCATCCGTCTTTTTGAAATCCGCCGTTTGCCACCATACGGTTGGAATACGCTTAAGCTGTTTGGTATTGATTCCGGGTATGGCTTCTAATGATCCAAGTTTTCCGGTATATGATGTATGAAATACCACACCAATCTTGGCTTGTTGAATCTCCTTGGCCATATTCGAATTCATCGGTATGGCATACACAATTGTATTTGGATGAAAGGTGATGTATTCTTTACCTTTGATATTTTCGCGCTTGATCGTATCAGATGTAAAAAGAAGATCGCCTTGAATGATGTCTTTAATGCCAAGCTTGGATAGCTCTGTCAGAGCCACCTTCATCTTCACATTTAGATCTCCGGGCTCGATGGCATTGTCAATATCCATCGATGTCTTGTAAACCTCTGGAGTCTTATTGAAGATGGACTTCTTGGCGACAAAAAACTTTCTATCCGCCGGATCGATGCCACAAAAAATCGCTGGTGCTCCATCCCACTTGACCGTAATGGAAGCTTTGCCTTGATTGCCGATCAGCGAGTCCCGGACATTCTTTAAGGATTGAATGGCCTTCTTGGCTCCATCCAGACCCGAGTAGAGTATCGAGTCCTCGACATGAGTCAAATGACCACTACCCTCGAGTATGAACTGCTTGAAAGACTTCATAGAATTTACCATGGTTCTCCGGACATCTTTATTGAAGATGCCATTTTCTCGGATTCGAATTTGAATCGCATCTTCATAATTTTATGCTTACCCGCCTTGATACCAATTGACTCGTTGCCGACCTTCTCAGGTGTGATTCTAAATAAAGAAAGAGCCTTAAGTTTTTCATTATCAAGTGGATTGACTACTTCGGCCAAATATGGTTCTTTTTTACCATGACCGGTTACTTTGACATATGGTAGAGTGGTTATTGTTGCATCCATCCAATCTGATAATATGTGATCAAACAATTCCTTCTGACTCATCTTGTAGATCCGATCAAATAGTTCATCACGTAAATTGGACATAAGAGCTGATCCAATTTCTTCTGTCTTCTTTTTGATGGACACATCAGCACGAATATATTGCTTTCGTTCGGAAGCTGAAATTGGAAGCTTCAATTGCTTAATAGTATCATCAAGCTTATGTTTGTACATATCAGCCAGATTAAGATTCAGTGCCGCATCAATCGTACCGATTCCAGGATTTTTGAAGCCAATGTCTCCGGATCCCTTGGTTGCTTTTGCGGATAATCCAAGAAAACCATCAGACGGACCAGAAGAGAATTGAACCAAAATGTCGGCTGGATTTTTGCGCTGATCGACATCATAACCGACGGCTTTTGACATCGATCCAGGGAGAGCGGTCCACCACACTCCCGTGATATTTCCAGAGTAACCGTTATTGCGTGCCCATGATTCAAATTCTTGCGCCATTACTTTAGCCTGACCAATCGCTATATCGACCTCTTCAGGCAAAGCTTGCTCTATACGTTTATTATACAGAGCTAAGGCTTCTTTTCCAAGTTTGGACCAAGTTTTTCCAGACAGAAAGAATCCAGTCATAAGCTCATTGATATTCGAAAGAATCGTATTCTGAGTGCCCTCAAGAACGATCTTTGATTCAATTATAAACTGCTCTAATGTCTTCATTCTCTTCTATTTATTCAGAGAAATCTCCTGAGCATTAGCTTTACAGGCTGCCCGGGGCTTCAAAAGAATTCGAACACCTTTATATTCCTTACCATCCACTTTGAATTTGGCAGATCTAAATGGCTCAGCCGATAATACTACCTGAAACTTGGAACTCTGATACTGCTTAATATCTACATCATTCACATATATTCCATTCGAAAATCTTAGATTGTATGAACCACCTGCCAAGAATAAACTAAATGTTTTTCCATATCCACGCATGTGGATATTATTCAATCCCATTTGACTGTCCAATTTATAATGGGGACCAAATACGGCACGGCCAATCAAACTGCGATCTTGAACTGGAGTGAAAATAGATTGTCCATTTGCAATACTGTTTGCATTTTTTGAAGCCTCACGAAGAAATTGAATCACCTCAGAATGTTTTGAAATGCTTCCACTCCTTTCCCCATCCGCATGAAATGATACTCCAGAGTACTGTTTAATATCACTTGGATTACTAAACCAATCTAAAGTTAGATAGCAAACTTCTTTGAATTTGCCATTTACTATTGACACGGCCGCAACATCGGCTCGCGGGACAGTTACTCGATCAATATCATCTAATTGCTTATTATGAGCGCGATTAAATCCAACAACATTCTTAAGTTTGATGTTGGTATTTGGAAAGATTATATCAATCGGCTTGCCAATTTTCAATATCTCATTATTGACATAATTCATAAATGACAATACCCCCTGTTCTCCTAAAGAAGATAAAGGGGTATTTAACTTGTATGCCGCATCTAAAGATGAATTTTGATACAGCAATCCATGCGTCTTTAATGAAGCCATTGGAATATTTATGGTAGAGGTGATGGGATTCGAACCCATAACCTAGCCCTTATAAAGAGCTTGCTCTAACCAATTGAGCTACACCTCCATTAAATAAAAAACTAAGTCTTGAGCAATTGTTTAGCCCATTTCTTTTTGTTATGACCTTCGGCTATACACCAACGAACTGTCAGACCGAGTTCTCTTCCATATGCTTCTATCTCAAGAGGATCATCCCAATAATTTCCTCTATAGACTACAGAATCAGACGTCTCTTTAAGAGCATATTGTTTTACGTGAACTAGTTCATGCGAAATATTGCGTAAAGCGGAACTGATATTCAAATTAGAATCTATACAAATATTATAATGATTTTTATCCAATTCCGCTGTCATCCATGCAGATAATCCATCATCACGTATCATATTTTTGTGGCATTCAAATGTGATCTTGACTTTAGAATATTGATTTTCAGGCAACAATTGTTTTAATACAAATCGAGTCAATGATTCATATAGCTTGACTTTTTTATTATTAAAAGGTTCTATGAAATCGATTTTAGGCATATTTGATAGCTATTCTTGTTCTGCATCAATTGGAGGAATTCCATTATGATAGCCATTCTTATCCTGCCATCCATACGGAATATTGAAAATACTTTTAATGTATTCGATAAGATGATTATAAAATTTTTTACACATATTCATTACGAACCTGATTACCAACCTGACTCCTAACCTGATTCCAAACCTGCTTCTCAATCTGATTCCAAACCTGATTGCTAACCTGATTGCTAACCTGATTGCTAACCTGATTACCAACCTGATTCCAGACCTGATTGCAGACCTGCTTCCAAACCTGATTATAAACCTGATTTTTTATTTTGTTAAGAGCTTTAGACATATTCATTCCTAACCTGATTCTCAACCTGAAACCTAACCGGATCATCAACCTGATTATAAACCCGATTCAAGACCTGATTCCAAACCTGATTATCAACCTGATTCCAAGCCTGCGTATAAACCTGATTACTAACCCGACTCCAAGCCTGACTCCAAACCTGATTATGAACCTGATTACGAACCTGATTACTAACCTGATTCTCAACCTGATTATAAACCTGATTTTCTACTTGGTTAAGAGCTTTAGACATATTCATTATTAACC